TGCTGCGTCTACCATATTTTTTGAACTAATTACTCCTAATTCTTTTAAAACTTTTCCTGTATGATAATAAGTTTGATTAACACCTCCATTTAAGCATTGAGAATTATTTACTAATATAATATTCTTGTTAATTGCTTTTTTAATACTATTAATAAATTCTTTATTTTCAACTGGAGCATTTCCAATACCATAAGTTCTCAAAATTATTGCATCTGGATTTAACTCTATTAATTTATCTAAAACTGGAGCATTATTATGAGGTAGCAATGTTAAAACATAAATTTTAATATCATTATTCCAATCTTTTGAACTCCATTTATTATTTATCAGTTTTCTTATAAAACTGTAACTCACTGGATTCTTTTTTAATATTGGATTATTTTTTATAACACTCCAATTTGTTAATTTATCTTTAAAAATATTTATATGTACTCCAATCTGTCCTGTCAATCCCTGATTAGGTGAAGTAAATGCTTCAAAAGCTGTAGAATTTGTTTTTGCAACACAACTTCCTCTAATAATTTGTCCTCCAAAAACTAATAATACTTCTGGAATTTTTAATAAAGATATTATGATTGAATCTATAACATTTTGCCTCGCATCACTTCTAAATTCAAATAATGGAATTTGAGATCCTGTAATTATAACTGTTTTATTCCAGTTCATTAGAAAAAATGATAGAATAGCTGCAGTGTAAGCCATTGTATCTGTTCCATGTAAAACTATAAAACTATCATAATTATTATAATTTTCTTGTAGTTTATCTAACATCTTTTTCCAATCTTTAGCTGTTAAATCTGAACTGTCAATTAAAGGATCTATACGATCTATCACATATTTTATTTTAAGATCTGCATCAATTCCTAATTTATCTATTAACTTTACTAATGTTCCTTTTATTGGCACTAAACCTTCTCTGTCTGATGGATGTGACATTCCTATTGTACCTCCTGTATATAATATATACACTTTTCCAACAGTTTTTAAGTTTTCTACTGCTTTTATTTTATTATCACTATTTGCCCTAACTCTTGTTGGTTTTATTTTAAATTGTAAAACTTCACCTCTTTTTTCTGCTATTGGTCTTAAATTCCAACCATCTTTATCAAAACCTAATTCTTTTTCTGTTTTATTTTTTTTTGATTTCTTTTTTCTTTTTTTACTCTTTTTAACCATTATATACCTATATATATTATTTTTTTACAATAACTGTTTTATAATAAATTACTGCTCCAATTACCCAAGCAATAAAACTTAATATTACTGCTTTTACCGAATCCATATTTACCTTTATAATTAAATACGCACACAATCCTGTTATTATTGCTAATAAACTTACCATTAAAAAAGCTGACCAAATAAAAGCTTTTTGTTTATCTTTACCTTTTATTAATAATGTAGATGGTATACTAATTGGAATTCCTGAAATTACACCTGCCGCAGCTGGATCAACTAAATTTCCTAAAAAAGAAATACCAGTTACTGTTGATCCTGAAATTAAAAAAGTTGAAATATATTGTATAAGTTTTGACATATAATATAATATGTTATTTTTTAATTTAACGTTTGCTACTACTTATAATTAAATTATTTCTAGGTGATTCTTTTTTTATTTCTAAATTCAATTTCAGTCTCGAAACTTCTTTTTCAAGACTTTCTATTTTTTTTTTACTAATTTCATGTTCCCTGTGTTCTCTATACCATTTTTCTCTTGTATCTGATAATACTCCTAATGTATGTTTTCTTTCATATTGTAGATCTGATATCTCTTGTTTTAAATTATTCACAACTTCCCAACCTTTTCCCCATTCTTCTAATATTTCATTTTGTCTTTTATCTTTACATAAAGTTACATATTTCTCCCATTTTTCTTCCCATGATAGATTAACTCTTTCATCTTTTAATTCAGACTCTACTAAATTTTTAAAATCTATTTCTGTTTTGAGAGATTTTTCAAATATTTTGGCTTCTCTCACCGCTATTTTCATTATATCTCTATTTTCATCATCTTTAATTATTTCTTCTATTTCATCATTTTCTTCACTAATGAGAGACATATTTAAAACTATCTCAAAATCTTTATTTTATTTCAATTTTTAATTTTAATGCTAATTTAAATACTATTTACTAATCTTTATTATGGAATTAAATAATAATCAAGAATTACAAGCTGTTATTATTAATAATCAAATTTTGGAAAATAGAGAGAAAGAAATTAATAAATTACATCAAGGAGTTCAAGAAATTTCTGAATTATTTCAAGATATGTCTATTTTGGTTACTCAACAGGGTGAAAATCTTGATAATATTCAATCTAATATTGAATCTAGTGTTAATTATATAGAATCTGCTAATTTTCAACTTAATAAAGCCAAAAATTATCAATATAAGAAAAGATCTAGATTTTGTTGTTTATTTTTACCTTTATTTATTATAATAGTTATTATTCTATTAATTATAATTTTTAAATAGATATAAATCCTTTGACATATTATATTTTATGAATTCTTCAAATATTGCTAATAATCCTTTAAATTTTATTTATAATTTTCCTTTTTTATCTGGTGAGAGATGTGATGAAATTATAACAAAAGCTAATTTAATGGATAATTGGAGTAAAAATCGTCATAAACATTATCCAACTACAGATATACCTTTACAAAATATAGATAATTTGGATTTAAGACAAGAAATAGAATCTATTTGTAAGATTGCTATGAGAGAATATAAATTAACTGGAGTAATAAATCCTTTTGATCTATTTGTCGTAAAATATAGTGCAAATGGCCAATCTTCTTTAGATATTCATCGTGATACATCGGAATTATCTTTTATAATTCTTTTGTCTGATCCTTCTGATTTTGAAGGTGGAGGAACATTTTATCAAGCCTATAATAAGACATTTAAACCCCAAAAAGGAGAAATTCTATTTCATTGTGGGAAATTAAGACATTCTGGTCTTAAAATAACTAAAGGAACTAGATATATATTAATTGGTTTTTTAGCTGTTCAATCTCCTTTGTTAAGAATTGAAATGCCTCAAGAATCTGATTTTTTGCATGGTATTTCCGATAGAAGGTACTTAGATTATTTATATGTACAAAATACTATTTCTCATATTAAAATACATATTAGAATTATTAATCTAATTGAAAGGAGGGACAAATTAAATAGAATCTTACAAAATATTAAAAATCTTGATATTCCAAAAACTTGGAATATTGATACACAGGTTGTAATTGCGGAAACTGGAGAGAATCATGAAGGATATAAAAATTGGAAAACTAGTAATACTTACAATTGTGAGAGTCATATAACTAAATATTGGGATAGAGATATAACTAAAGGAGAAATTGGTTGTTTCTTATCTCATATGAAAGCTATTAACTCTATTAATCTTAAAAATAACGAATATTTATTAATTTTTGAAGATGATGCATTTTTTTTAAAAGATTTATTATTTAGAATTAATGACTGTTTATTAGATAATACAGATTGGCATATCTTAGATCTTGGAGGAAAAATTATGGATAATAAATTCAAAAATTTAACATTTTATCAACATACAGGTGGATATTCATATCAAGCCCATTCTATTTTATATAATCAAAAAGGTTTAGAAATTTTACAAAATCCTGATCTTCAAAAATATATTCTACCATTTGATGAATTTTTACCATTATTAAGGAAAGAATCACCTAGAGATGATTTAAAAAATTTATATCCTAATATTGAAACTTTAAAAGCTATTTTTCCTTATGAGCCTATGGCATATCAAACTGGTGAAATACATGATACTGAAAACTATAATCAAAATCAATTACTTGTTGAAAATAATATATTTTCAAGAATTCAAGATGATTATGATATGATTAATTATTATAAATTTAATTTAGCTCGAGCTGATTTTAATAAATTAATTTGTCAAGCTAATAATGAAATATGGAAATTTCAACTTACACATGTTATTCAAGAAAAAAATTATACTAATAATTGGTTTATATATCTTAAATGTCATATTAAATTATTGGCTGTCCATCTTAATAAACCAAATAGTTCATTAATCTTTCAACATAATAATAAAATATTCAATACCTTTAATGATATTATTATATTTCCATCTTATTTATCTGTTAAATTATCTAACATTGATCTTTACTTTGGTTGTGGATCACCATTTTATTAATTGAAAACCTCTTCTATAATATTTTTTAAAGTCCTAACACATATCTTATCTTCTTCTAATAATATATAAATTTTTTTTAATATATTATTCTGATTTTCTATCTCTCGTTTTAATTCCTCAATTTTATTATTTTGATCCATTAAAATCTGCATTCTTACTATATCCATACTTCTATCCTCCTCCATATTCGTAATATTTTAAATACTTATAATTTATAAATTATTTTTCAATTTTTATATTTAATTATTTTATAAAATAATGAATGGTTTTATTAAGTTTTTTGTAGAACTTATTGGAACTTTTATTTTTCTTTCAGTTATTATAATAACTGGTAATCCTTTAGCAATTGGTTTAACATTAGCTGCTGTTATTTGGTTTGGTGGAACTGTTAGTGGTGGACATTTTAATCCTGCAGTAAATTTACTAATGTTATTAAATAAAAAAATGAATACAGCTGATTTTATATCTCAAACTATTGCACAATTTATAGGAGCTGGTCTTGCATTTTATTATTATACCTTAATCAAAAAAAAATAAATTTTAATATAAATTTTTATTTTTTTTCAATAAATTGAAATATATTTTAAATAAAAATCTTAACTATAAAATCTATGTCTTTTGCTCAACAACTTGCAGAAATATCTGATAAACGTGCCAAAGTTATTCAAGATTATAAGATGAAAAAATTTCGTGAGTTTGAAGAAGCTAAGTCCAAACGAGAATTTGATCTTATGACCTTTCTAACTAATAAATATCATAAATCCATTAAAAATGCCGTGTATGATACTGCTCTTATTTGTGGACGACGTGAAAAATATATGAATTTTGAATATTCTGATTTTAAAGCTAATTTTCCTCAATTAGGCAATCCCAAACAAGTCTGTGAACGCTGGTTAACAGAGATGTGTGATCCTAAAAGTAAATATTTACCTTTTAAAACACCCGAATATTTTGAATCTCAATATTTAACGCATTTTGATAGTTTAGATACTACTACAAATGGGCAATATATTTTATCTAACTCTCCCGAGAGAGATCACTTTTCTGGACTACAATTTAAGGTTTGGAATAATAAAGCTTTTACTGTATATTTTAAATGGTAACTTATTATTACATAGATCCATTAAATTATCTTAAATATTTATTTAATTTATTTTTTATAAAACATAGCTACAAAAATTGCAATTAATAATTGTATTATGGATGTGAAACACCAAATAGTTCCAGCTTCTGATGTATCAATTCCGTGCATTTTTGCAGGTATTAACGTTAATACTCCTAAAATTACAGTTAAAATAGCTATAAACTTATTAATAAATAAAGGAATAATAAACATACCAAAAAAATGGATAAATAAACTTGGAATTAAATAATCTGTTTTTAGTAAAGGTAGAGAGAAATTTATGTGTTTTTCTCCTGCAAAACTACATAATTCTCCACACCAAATACAATCGTTTTTATTGTTGATTTTTGATAATTTTTGTCCATTTGAACTAAACTCTTTGAACTGCCTAAAAAATAAAAATAAACCAATAACAAAAGTTATAACTAAAGCATACATAAGTCTAATCCTTGAATCTCTGTTTATATTTTTTGTATATAACATTAATCCCCAATATCCAATAATAACGACAAATGGTTGAAAACATATATGTATATAATTTAATCTTGAAGCTAATTGATTATATTTATTTTTACAATCATTTATAGTTAAATAACCTACAACATGGATTAGTTGCATAAACGCGAAATATCCAAGTAGTAATCCTACTTGCCAATTAATCTTATAATATGCCCATATTGAACTAATACTTCCCAATGCTAACATAAAATTTGATGCTTCTAATGAAAAACACATATATATATATTAATTATATATGATAATATATATATTATTTAAAAAGCTGTTCTTGGAGGAGCAAAACTTAATCTTCCAGGATTATCAGCAGTTGGTAAATATGTTAATCCTGGTCCTCTATTTGTAGATCTAAATATAAACAGATAGTTTGGTCTATGAGCATTTGCTGCAACTTGAGTAGCAGCAATAGAACCTGGTGCAACCATAAAACCTGTACCACTAGGAGCAGCACCTCCCTTTTTATCTCCACCAAAATATGCTTTTCTAACTAACTTACCTTTATAATCTAAAATATAACCCTGTGGTATAATACCATTAGTATCTCCTGTTCCACTAAATAAGACTCTACGAGCAACGGCAGAACGCCCATTATGACTTCTATAAGAATTACGAGGCATTATATTATAATCAAATATTATATTATTTGAGAGAATTTATCTACGTTTCATTTTTCTAGATTTTCTAGACTTTCTAGACTTTCTAGATTTTCTAGACTTTCTAGACTTTCTAGACTTTCTAGACTTTCTAGACTTTCTAGACTTTCTAGACTTTCTA